TGCTGCCGGGGAAGTTCCGAGGCCGAATATGCAGCGTAGCCTCTGGCTCTGCTGCTGTGGACCCTCCGAAATCCAGATCGGGGATTATACGCCGGGTGAGCATGAACCGCTCCCCATCCTCCAGATCAAAGTCGTTCGACTGTATGTACGACTCCATGGCGATGTCGTCGTCATCTACCCCAGACTCATGGGTATACATGATGCCCGTGTACGTAGTCGGGTCGCTGTTTGCTGCTTGGGGGTACAGTCGGAGGGGGGTGTCCAGCCACGCAGTACGGGCGATGGTCCCGTAGTACCAGATGCGGTCCAGATGGTTGAACACGACGTAGCTGTCGTTCCACTCAGAGGTCGCGCTAGGGTAGAACCACCATACCTCGTTCCACTCCTCGTTGGTGCCACAGACAATCTGCGCGGCCTGATTGTAGTTTATGTTGCGGAACACGTGGTCCCGCAGGGTGCAGGGGAGCGTCTCTACGCGGCCCGTGTACGCATAGAATTTATCCTGCCCCATCCAGTAGGTAATGCTGGCTGCGGTGGTCATCGCACGCGGCGAGGCTATGGATATATTGTCTGCGTACTCTTGCAGGGCGAACACGTCCGTAGTCCCGGTGAACTGCAGCGTGTAGAGGTGCGTGTCGGTCCATACGAGTATTTCTTGTCTCGAAGGAAGCGCACGGATAATCCGCGAGCCCCGGGACACTCGGGCAAAGCCAGCCGAGTTAGTCGCAGTGGGGGTCCACTGCGTGGGGTTATCCTGATCCGCCCAGCGGATCAGCAGGGGGTCAAAGTCCGCCGTGCTGGTGCTCCCGTAGGGGACCGCACCAAAAGCAAGCAGGTGCTTATCCTGCTGGGACACGAGTGCCTGCATAATTTGCGTAGGGACGGCGTTGGCGTCGTAGCCGTTAGCCGTAGATAGGGTGGATAGGAGCACGGCGCGGGTAGCCAAGGAAGTAGCGGCGTCGGCGTCGGACCCCCGTTCCCAGTAGTAGAGGGCCCCGTTACGGAGGTTAGCCACCAGATCGTTGTCGAAATTATCCATGAACCAGTCGGCCTGCGGCAGGTATATCGGGGTAGCCGCCCCAAGGCCCCAGTATCCCCGGCTCCACGTGCCTACGCCCCACCCGTAGCCTGCGGTAGCGATGGCGTACCCGGGCAGGATTTCGAACGAGATAATGATTGCTGTGCCACCGCTGCTAGCTACGGTGGACGTCGCTGCGGTAGTCACAGTGAACGAGAACGAGTCCGAGTCGATAACCGTGATCTGGTGGTTGGCGTTGAGCTCTGCGGCAGGTACCCCACCTACCGCGCCAGAAACCCCCGATATGGTAACGAACTGGCCCGTGGTGGCGCTATGCGCAGCGCCGAGGTCTACGGTTATCGTGGTAGAGGCGTTCGTAGTGCTGATGCAATTATTGGTGTCGGGGTTCGACATAGTCGGTGTCGTGGTGCGCAGCGGGGTGATGTCGTAAAAGATACCTGCGGCTTCGAGGTACAGCTTGGCGTTAGTACCCATGCCCATGAGGTTGTCCGAGAAGGACGTGACCCAGTTGAACATCTGGCGGCAGGCACCGTAGAACGTAGCCGTCGTAGTTTTTACCCACCCGCCGAGCTTCTGCGGGTACCCCGAGCGGAACCTGATCTTGTCACACTCGTACCAACCACCCTCGTTGGAGTAGTCAGTCTGGTCCCGGTTAACACCCGGCTTGAACTGCAGCTTGATGAACGGCATGCATGCGACCCCTAGGTGTAGGAGAAAATTATCTTGCCCGTACCGCCCGCTGCTTGCGCAGGGGTGGGGAAGTACGCACCGTCGCCGCCAGCCAGCCCGTTACCGTTAGTGCCCGTTTTACCTGCGCCGCCGACGCCGTTAGTTGAAATAGTTCCGGCTGTGCCAGCGTTACCCGCCGAGTTAGTGTCGCCACCAGACCCAGAAGCGCCCGCCGCTCCGCCAAGACCCCCGCTACCGAAGACCTGTGTGCCGCCAGCGCCGCCGTTGGTGGAGATGGTAGTAAGGGAGAACGTCCCCGAAACCACGTTAGAGCCTGTACCTGCGTTACCTGTACCTACGGTCGTAGTGCCTAGGGCTCCGACGCTATAGGTCATCGTGAGGCCCCCCGACCCGACCACACTGGCGGTCTTAATACTGTACCCACCCGAGCCGCCGCCGCCGCCGCCGTAGTAGACGATGCTGTCTAGAGTGGAGTACGCCCCGCCCGCACCGCCCGCGCCGAACACCTCGATGACCACACTGGAAGCCAGTACGGGTATAGTTTCCGTAGCGGATGTGCCTGTCGTGTAGGTATTCGTAACGGGGGTGAAATAGGACGAACCGACCAAGACGTTAAGGATGCCTGACATCAACTTACCCCGGCACCGCTAGCGGCCCACTCCGTAGTGTTAACTTTCAGGCACGTACACAACCCCCGCAGGGCGATGGTCCGCGACCCCGTGCTGCTTGTACCCGCCAAGCGAAGCGTATCCGTGGTTATGGAAAGCGTCTGGCTCGAAGCGCTGTTGTTGAAGATGGTTATGGCCGTACCGATAGGGAACGCAACGGAGCTGTTGGCGGGGATAACGATACCGCCAGTAGTAGTGGAGATATGCGTACCGGCGTCTGCAAGGGCCAGCGTGTAGGAGGCGGTCTTGGTTGACTGCGGGAGGCCGCGATAGCCGATGGTGTTGGCCGCAATCGTCCCTGTAGCCGTAACCGTGATGTCCTGATCGAGCGCCGTGATGTCGGTATTTGCGCCAGAGGCCGCACCGCCAAGGGCCGTAAGGGCCGCTCCTGCGGTTGTCTGACCAGTGCCGCCGTTAGCTATAGCTAGCGTGCCCCCAAGGGTAAGCGTGCCCGAGGTGGTGATTGCTCCGCCAGTCAGGGTAAGGCCCGTGGTGCCACCAGAACCATTTACGCTGGTAACCGTGCCCCCAGAGCTCGACGAGGAGATGGTGATGGTACCGGTGCCGTTGGTGATCGTGACGTTGGTGCCAGCGGTTAGCGTTGCCGCAGTAAGCGTGCTGCCCGTCGTGTTGCCGATCAGCAGCTGGCCGTTGGTGTAGGTCGCCGCGCCTGTGCCGCCGTTGGCTACAGGCAGGGTACCGCTTACATGGGTGGTTAACGCGATCTTGCCCCAAGCCGGGGCGGTATTAATGCCGCCGGAGATCAGTGCGTTGCCTGTCGCTACATCGGCAAGCTTGGACAGGGTGGTAGAAGCGGAAGCGTAGAGGATATCGCCAACAGCGTAGCTGGCAACGTTAGTGCCACCGTTGGCCACGACAAGCAGGCCGCCCAAGGTAAGCGTGCCCGTAGTGGTTACCGGTCCACCAGTCAGGGTAAGCCCGGTAGTGCCGCCCGTACCGTTAACACTCGTAACCGAGCCGCCCGAGCCCGTGGCGGAGATCGTAATAGACCCCGTGCTGTTGGTGATCGACACGCCCGACCCAGCAGTTATCGTAGCCTTCGTAAGTGTGCTACCCGTCGTGTTGCCGATCAGCAGCTGGCCGTTGGTGTAGGTAGTTTGACCAGTACCGCCCGAGGCCACGGGAAGCGCAGCGCCCAGCGTGAGAGAGGTAAGGTAGGACATGGCGTCCAGCACGTTGGTGGCGTCGTTGAACACCCACATGGACGCACTCGCGGGAACCGCGATGCCAGTGCCCGTAGTATTCTTTACGGTGATGGCGTCGGCGCAGCCGTTGGTTACGAGGTAGAGCTTCTCGATAGCCGGGACGATAAGGTTGCGGACCCCCGCAGTGGTGCCCGTGCACTTCAGGCGCAGGTTACGCGCGGACTGGGTAGTGTTGGTATCCGTCAGGGTAAGGGTAACGTTAGCGCTCGAGAACGGTACATCGACCGAGCCAGTAATGGCCTCCTCAAGAGCAGTACCAAGGTTGATGTTCGTGACGTTGCCCCACGTCGTGCTGTTCTCACCCGTGGTCATGAGCTGAATCTTGAGGTTGCTGTAAGTGCTAGCCATCGTTGTTCCTCACGTCGGGATTTCCACCCAAGTTACCGTGTTGCCGTCATCTACTAAAGCCCAGTTGCTGGTCTGAGCATCGTTAACAGGTTGCCAGTTGGCAGTCTCAGCGGTGTCTATGACGCCCCAAACCAGCGTCTGCGCTACTAAACCGGAAGCCTGAACACCGCTTACATATACATTATAAACAACAGCCACGGCAACGGTACCCACCGAACCGGAGGCGGATACGCTCGTAGGGGAAACGTTAGCCTTAGCAGTTACGGTGGCGGTGCCCACCGAACCGGAGGCGGATACGCTGGTAACGCTAACCG